CTCCGGAAGCAAGGGAGGGTGTATAAGACTATAATCACGAAATGACAGTTTATACTCACCCCCCACCACCGACCCCTGAGAGAAGTAGAGCGTTTCTTAAAACGGGATCCATCTTGTAGCTCTCAAGTAAGATACCGCCCATCCACCTGCAAATCCCATTGCGGCATCCATAGCTGCATCGCTGAAAAATGGGAAGTCCATATCACAAATCACATCTGTAGATGCACCAGCCAGAGCCCAATGAACTCCCCTCACTGCTCCAGGGATCCTAGCAAAGGCTGTATCTAGACCAGTCAGATTTGAAAGAGCACCCATTGCGAATGCACCTGCTCGTCGCTGACCTGGCTCACATCCGAAAGTCATTTACGGGTACTATTTAGAATTATAACGAATTTTATCTGAAGTTATTGTGTGCTGATGAACGCTACATCTTTTCTCCTGGGATACATATGTGGATTCTCTTTTATTTTTTTATGCGTATTTACATTTTCTTTAGTTTTAAAACTTAGATTTTCCGATTCTGAAGTAAATGGCAACACAGCAGGAAGACATACAGCGCTTATTCCAGAATTGCCATTCAACAATCCAAAACACAGTAGGTCGCTATTACATGCAAATGCAGAATGCACACGTCCCAGGCTTCAGGGAAAGGATGTTGCAGCAACAAGCACAGCGACAACAACAACGAGAACTTGAATCCAAGAAGACATCTCCACACACTGCTAAACTTCTTGATGATGCGTACCAAAAACAACAGAAGACCAACCGAGATTCACACAATCAACGTATTAAGCAGAAGATCGGTCAAAAGTCATAAGTACACCCTCAATTTTTGGTAGAATGGGAGCATCATAAGCTTCCACTTGCTCCAATTGGTTTGTGACCTCACGATTGATTGCATTTTGCTCACTCTTAGGTATGCTCTCGTTAAAATCCCCGAATTTGCTGAAGTTTGTGTTTGCCCATGCCTTTCTCACCTCTGCTGACGTAGCTCCGTCCGTCGACTGTTCAGCCTGACCGTTGTATTCACGCTCTGCTAACTCTAGCTGAGTTGGCAATTGTATATTCTTGTTGATAAGATAACCAGCCCCTAAAGCTAGACCTACAATCCAAGCAGACATGTTGCACTTGCTTTAGATTAAATTTGACCACCCACGATTGTGTTCTTAAAAAGTAATTTTGAAAACTGGTGTATTGTCCCAAGTTGAAAAAATGCCTTTCCAAAAATTTGAGTCCCATCCCTCTTAAAAGTATTATAGAAATCGACAATTGCATCTTCGTTCACTCTAAACCACACTCCGTACTTGTGCAATTCTAAACTATTACATGATGGCTCTGCGTGCTCCTCGTCAGAGAGTTCACGGTAGGTAGAGTCATTGTCATCGATATGCGCTTCATAGTACGAATCCCCCTTGAAAGATGCCATCCCCAACGTGTAGCTGGTTGGAATAAGTGTCTAAATAGTACATCAGCAAGAGAAGAGAATCCGCTAAATCGTCCTGCTTGTTCCTTATCCCGAAATTGGACACTGTGTGTGGGTCGAATGCGTGTGGATTTGCAGCAACAAAGTGAGTAGCCCACTGAACCGCTTTCTGCTTGTTCGCCCGATAATTCTTAGTACTAAGGTCGTAGTGAACTTTTACACTTCTTGCTGATATTACTAAGCAATTTTCGTAAAACATGCATTGAAGAACTGCTTCAACTATTCGCATATTACATCGAATTTGCCTTTCAATGATTACTTTAAATGCTTGAGAAAAGTAATTATCGTATTTTTTTACAAAATTCCTAATGTAGTCCACGTTGTTAGAAGGGATATACTTTCCATTCGGTACTAAGCTTACACAATCCCAATGACATACCCTGCTACTTAAAAAGTCAAAAATGCATAACCCCAAATTTTTAATACCAACATCTATGGAAACGACGTAATGTCCACTCATTTCTGTGTCACTTCAGTATTAGAAGATTGAGTAGGCATTGTGTATCTTCTTAAGTGACGAGTCACTCTAGTCTCCACACCTGCATCTGGTTGTGTCGTCAAATTTAAATTTGGTTGTGATCCCAAATTTATAACATCTCTCTCGCATTCTACTCCGCAACATTTTATGTAACTGCACCTACTTTTTAACATGTATACCAACATAGTTGACGTCGCCACACCCATTATCCCCAGTACACTCAACATCCATGCACCGTTCCTCTCCACAAAGTCGGGATTGTAAATGTTTGTTTCGTCATTTGACATTTAAAACACAAAATAGAAATTTATGCGAAGCTGGTTAGAGCTCGGCCATCCTTAATCTGTAGCCAGTTATAGTGGACGCCCCACACATCGCACCTGTAGTCGATTCCGTCTGCTACAGAAGCTGTAGAAAATGATTTTCCCCGAATTGTCAACTTGGCATGCGACACTTTGCTGAAGTTAACCGCACCACTAGGATTCGCGCCTTCGGGGTTCAGTGCGAAGGGGTAGACGTAGATCTCCTTTCTGTCCAAAAGCTCAGCAAGAGCTTTATAGTCGTCGGTCGGGAAAGGTGTATTGGTATTTAAGGCATTAACTGGATTAACAGACTTGTTGTGCGACGAGTCTGAAATCTCACGGAAAGTGTTGGTCGTGTTAGTATGTAGCATAGGCATAATCCTATTCATGAGATAGTCTCGATCAATGCCTTCCGCCGCAAGAGATGGGTGGCGTTCTTGTCCATTAAGAGTAAGCTTGAAGCTATTCACCTTCAAATATGCTTCGACGTAGTTAGTGCTAGCACTATTCTCGTGCACACCGTACGACTGTGATTCTATGTTAGGATCCCTTCCTGATCCTTGAAATGCAAAGTAATTCTTGCTGCGTGCCCTTTGGTCGTAACTGGTACAAACAGGTGTCGAATCCGTTGAACCAGTCATCTCATTAGTTTTTCGGATCACAATGACTAGCTCCTGTACTGGGTGCAGAAATGGCAAGTCGATGTCCCAAGTAAAGTCACTTCCTCCGTTCGAATTGCTACTTTTAAGGGTTTTATAATCTGGATGTGGCTGCCACAACTTCAGCAAGCGAACGTGCTCTTTGTTCATTAGCAAAGACGCTTCTGGACCAGTTACATGAATGTAATGACACCGCAATTTGCACGAATGCATTTTGACATCTGGCACAGCACTCATAGTTGCAGTATTACTTGCTGTTACTACTCCACCTGAAACTGCTTGAGACGTCTTCAACACGAGAAGCTCGTTTAGTGTGCGGAATTTGACTGAGATACGAATGTCGTTACACCCAGCAATTGCGGCGAGAGGGAAGTACTGAGAAGGATGTTTAGTGAAAAAGAGACCTAGTGGAACAATTAGCTTCTTGCCCTGGAAATGAATGTTTGTGAGAGAGCTTGTATGATACGCAGCTGAAATTAGACGACCTGAAGAGTTTTCATAATTATTATCTGCATCCTGTGCTCCCGTATCGTAAATCACATTGTAAGAAACACTATTACCGTCTCCACAATCAGCACGAATTGCTGGCCGGCCAGTTTTCAAGACCTGGTCTTTAGCAAATCGGTGCTCATCCCCGCGCATAAGCTCATTCGTAATGTACAGTTGATCTCCTGTTATCGTTTCTATATCGTGCGACCCCACACTGAAGACAATCTGCCCAACACGAACCTCCAGCGGGAACATCTGATGTATTAGCTCCTAAATTAGTAGCACTTGCATTAAAATCTACCATTAAGTCAACGGGTCCGAGAAGATCCGCTGCTTTTGGAATCACAAACTGTGCCGTTGTTCCTAGATTTGTGCCTGATGACTGCGCATCTACGTCCCGAAGCTCCATCTGAAAGTTGGAGGTTCGAACGTACCCTACATTAGTAAAATATGAACGTGTGTTGTCGTACAAGAGTGCGTCCTGTGGACCTTGGTTAATCTGCAATTGAGGCATTTTGTCATCTACGTATTAGAAAGTTTAATAGACTGCATGAGCTACAAGCTGTACACCTGGATTCTGAACTGCCTCCTGATAATAAGTCTGCTTACTCAAATCGTACACTTCTTTCAGTTGCTCGTTCAGAACTCCCGACGTCTGCCACTTCCCCTGAGCCCTGTACGGTCGTCCGTTCATCTTGTAGTTCGGCCTGTCGTCCCTCATCAGCGTGTTTATCGGAGTGTCCACATGTATCTGGTACATCGGAGGGCAGTACTGCTCCTGACACACTCCCTGCGTCTCCCTTGCCAGTGAAGTCGACGGTTTGTTCATTAGCACTGTCACTGCTAGAGCCGCCGCTCCGAGTGTAGCTATCATTGGAAGCGACATTAGATGCTTTTGACTTGGAATTTAATGCATCTATCAAATTTCTCTGTTGCTTCATTGCTTTTGCAGCTTTACTAGCGACTTCCTCATAGGTAGCAAGTTGGTCTTTAAGGTACTTGTTTTCTTTGGAAATGTCCTCAAACTGCTTCTTCTGCTTGTTGTGAAAATTTAACGCGCGATCAAACGTTTCATTACTAAGTCGCCTCGGTATTATACCTGTGTGTGTGTAAAGAGACTCGAGGTAACCCTTCGTCCCGAACGTCAAACTTCCTTCTCTGAACCTATTCCTCGCCTCCAAAAACTGATTCGTCATCTTCTTGTACTCGAGTGAGAAAAACTTGATCAGAATGCATCACCCATCACAACTGCTTCTTCATATCCCGCAAAATCTTGTTCCATTTGATGCTGCCTCGCTGCTTCTTCTTTGTTCTCTGCAATCTTCTTTTCTCTTGCTATAGATGCACTCGCTGTAATTTCGTCTGCTTTTTTTCGAGCTTTACTACCAGCACTCTCAGATTCGTCTGGACCCCATCTTGACGGTATATCAATATCAGGTGCTTCCATATTAAATTCATTATCGTGTTTTAGTCTTTTCCTGACATTTTTAGTCACCTGTGCGGCTGCCCTTAACATCATATCATGCGCTTTCTTAAAATCAGCTGCCTTCTTCTGTTTTATTGCTTCTCTTGCCTGATCTGCTAGTACTTTAGCTTGTTCCTCGAATCTTTGGCGCTCTTCATAAATCTTTTTTTTAGATTCATACATCTCTCGTGCCGTGGCATTTAGTCTTGTTAGACGTTGTCTTTCTTCTTCTATAGCTGCTTGCTGTTCTGCTGCCTTCTCTTGCATCTGTTTTTCAAATTCTCTGAAATTCTTCACCATGTTTGCTTTCTCAAGTCTTTCAGCTTCAGTTTCGAATACCTGTTTCGCAAGTTCCTGTCTTTGCATCTGTATTTGTGCATCTGCAAGCGTTTGTATATGTTGTACATAATTTGTATAGGCTTGTGTCATTTGGTTCCTTTCTGCTTCAAGTGTGTTCTTTTGCTCTTGCAAATTTTGTATTTCTTCCTGTTGTGCTCCAACTGCGGAAAACGCCTGTTGTTGTAGAGTACTGAACTGTTCTTCTAGCTCATTTCTTCTCGCTGCTTGAAATTCTGCACTACCTTGCCATTCTTGTGCCGCTTGTTGTAAGTTTTGAATTTCAACTCCTGCTTGACTCCGCAACTGTTGATATCGTGTCTCTGCATCAATTTGCAACTGATTATATTGTGCCTCTGATAGACTTAATTCTCCTTGTAGTGCTTTCAGTATAATACCGGCCTCCTGGAAACGTTCCTGAACAATTTGTTGCGAGAATGTCGATCTTCTTAGATTTTCAAATTGAACTGCTCCCGTTCTTAACTGTTCTTCTAAACTTCTTACTGTCTCCCTTAACATTTCTTCCGTAGCTGACGCATCCCTTGTAGACGACCCTGCTTGTTGAGTAGCAGTATTTTCAGCTGCATCAGACACTTCCATTGGAGTAGGAGCTCGATCTTGTGGGTAACGATACCCACTAATTATTTCGCTTTTTTCATTATCAGGTGGTATTCTTCCAGCTATTGATTTGTAACCAGGCGTTCCTGCTGGAGTCATACATATTTCAGGACCGACAGGTCGCCCTTTGACCCAATGCTTAAAGTACATCCATGCTTCCTCTAAGTTTTGAGGACCGTGCTCAGCCAACAGGTTCATCGCAAACTCATTTTTAGTAGAAATTTCTTTTTGTTCTCTAAGATATTCACGCACACCTGGTAAATGTGTCAACTGAGCTTTTCCCCAGTGCGTGGGACGCCATTCATTTTTCAATGGTTGGCCAGGTTCTTCGCCTTTTTCCCGATAGATTGCTTTTCTGACCGGTTTTCCAGCAGCATTCTCATATAATGCTCTTTCATCATTATCAGGATGCTCACCAGCGAGCCACTGATTAAATTCCTTTTTCAAACATTCATCAGCTTCTTGCTTGTAATCATCGGTCACTTTGTCGTAGTACACAAAGCTTGCAATTTCTGTCGGAGCTTTTCCGCCGGGCCCTTTTGCGTATTTCCCGCCTCCCTCTTCTAAGCGTTTAGCTAGGTACTCAGCTTCATAATTAGGCCAAGCGTGTGCTATTTTAGCCTCTTCATAGGACCCCCTCGTTCCGCCAAGTTCAGTACTTGTTGCTCCACGCCCTTGCCAATTCCAAGGCATTAGTTACAGGAAGCTTAGAAGAAATTTCGCACAAACAATGACCTCTCTTCAGCAACGCACGCCAGCATGGCACGCTGCTCGGCGTGGAAAATTGACGTGCTCAAACTTAGGTGCTTTACTAGGCCAAGTAAGTTACACTAGTCGTAAACAAGCTTACCGACGCGCACTCGGCCTCGAACAATTCACTGGGAACGTTGCAACGCGATGGGGAACGGATAACGAACTGAATGCAATTGGTTGCTATATGGCGGCAACTGGGAACGTTGTCAAGCCAACCGGTCTGCACGTACACCGAGATTACCACTGGCTGGCTGGGAGTCCAGATGGATTGGTAGGCGAGCAAGGGATGATAGAGGTGAAGTGTCCTTTTTACCCAAAGCGAGATGGGTCGTCTCGAGTACACAACTCTGTTCCACACCATTACTGGATTCAAATCAACGCACTCCTTGAGATTACTGGACGTGAATGGTGTGACTATATCTCGTGGACGCCAGAGGAGTACAAAGTTTACAGAGTGTACAAAGATCATACAACGTTCGACTACCTCTGCAATTTCTATGCACAGGATTATGCAGCGATCGCTGCACTTTCGAATTCTCCGCCTCCAATGTCAACTGCAGAAAAGAATTGTATTCGAAGTACTATAATGGAAAGTATGAAAACCAGCGTTGACCTTGAATTCTGGAATTCAGTGTACGACTCGAAAATGCAGCCGCCAACTCCAACACATTCTGAGCAATCTTCAGATGAGAACTACGAACCTCCTGCAAAACGACAGCGACTGTCAAGCACACAAACTTGTGACGAGTAGCGACTTGATGACAGCAAAAAAGAAAGCACTTCATCTTTTTCAAGCCAATCGCAATGTGTTAGAAAGGCATTTTGTTCGATACGCTACACGTAGATATCGCTGCAAAGCACAGCAAGTAAAATTTAAGTTCAAAGAGCAAATAGCACAGCTAAAGCGAGCCACGTTATCTAAATGTGGAGATAATAATTTGGGAGAGACTGACGGTAGCAAAATTTACATATCAAAGCAAATGCAGATGTCACAAAATGAACTAGTAGCAGTACTACTGCACGAAGCCCTTCACAATTTTTGTGTAGTAAGAGGGAAATTTATGTCTTGTAACAATGAACATCGTTGTATGTGCTCGTTGGGAGTGTACTAATTTCTTCTAATAGTTTTAAGTAGAAATGAGTACGCAAATCCGGAAGCCAGACTGTATAGGTTGGGAAAAACCTAGGCCTTACCTAGTTCCACACTTCATTGGCTTCTTCACACCAGAGCAGTCAACGCACCCAGATCGATGCTACGATACTGCACACAACTTCAACGATCCATCAAGGCGTTATGACGAACGCATAATAGGTGGGAAGAAGCCAACGTACGGAAAGGGCGTACCTAAAATGAACTCATACACTGCGAATCCAGTAAGTAACACTGGCACTGGTGATAAAGTAATGTACAATACATACTACACAGCTGAAGGACCAGTGAAGCTTCCTGTAAATTTCTTGGACATCTCAAAGAACAACTTTTTGCCTAGCATATCGGACATAACCACTCTTCAAACAACTGACGACACACGCTTGCAGCATAAACCAGACAGATACTACAGATGAATCGTCGTACATTTTTCCCTCTAAGCGAAGTGCAGACAGATGAAATTTTGGTGAATATGAGCGCGGACCGAAACGGCAAACCTTCTATTCAAATGCACCACAACAACGGTGCGGACATATGCTTCGTTTCTCCAGCATGCATAACACAGTGGCCTAGGTGCACAGGAGATGGCAATTACGGTACTATGTGGGGTCCTTCTGATTTGAGCAAATCTAAGTACACACTGGATTTGACGGATCATCACATCAATGGAGAGACAAACAAAGGATTCGACACTATGGCTACTATCATGGAGAACATTGATGAAAAGTTGTTGGAGTTTGTTTTTCAGAACCAACTTAAGATACTGGGCCGCAAGAATTTGAGCAAGGAAGAGTGTAAAATGCTCCAGATTCGTACTGTACGTGCAAAGTACGATAAGAATTCTGGTGTTTTGGTCGGACACAGCATTCAACTTAACACCGCAAAATACACATGGGACGGAATGGGTGGAAAGTATGCAAGAAAAATTAACATTTGTGATCACAGAGGCAACGTAATTGAGCACGGTACAGTTGCTCCAGGGGATGTAGTAGCGGCTACAGTTTATATGAATACAATCTATACTGGCGTTGGAGGAGACAAGTTTGGCATCAGTTGGAGCTTTGATGATGTCTCTGTTATTTGTCAACGCGCGAAGCTCGAGCTACGAAGCCAGGTTCCGGTGTTTGCGTTCCAGGATTACACTTTTGCAGTTCCCTACGATGGACAGAACGACAACCTTAATGAGGATCCGTCCTTTTCTGAACCTGTAATAGTGACATGAAGCAAGAAGATGCAGGAAGTACAAATCCTCGTGTCGAGAATAAAGTGCAGTCCTATAAACCAGAAGCAAAGAAAACGTACGGAACACATGCTACTATGCCTGTCTTAGCTGCAGACAAGTATGCAGAAGTAGTGCTTCCCAATTTGACACAGTTTGATCCGGAGACTATAAAATTAGATGGTACAATTGTGGCTGTTGGGAAGCGTCGTACCGGTAAAACATGGGTTTTCCGCAACTTAATGTATCTGATGAAGGACAAAATACAGGCAGGTATAGTAATCAGCCAGACCGACGAGTTAAATAAGTTTTGGCGTCAGTATGTTCCAAAAAAGTTCATTTATAATAAGTACCAACCAGAAATCCTTGAAATGGTGTTTAGGAGGCAAAAAAAAATTTTAAATGACAACAACATGACGAAAGCTGAGATTGATAAAAAAGCTCCCTTTTTTGTGCTATTGGACGACGTGATTAGCGACCAACGACTGAAATACGATGAAAACTTAATGGAACTTTTTGTTGCCGGCAGGCACTACAGATTATTTGTCTTGATCACGACTCAGTACGCAAAGGCAATAACTCCTACTCTAAGAGGCAACACAGATTACTGTTTTATGATGAAATGTGCTCAGAACAGACAGCGTGAGGCGTTATGGGAAGACTTTGCAGACTTTCTTACCAAGGACGCTTTTAATCAAATTTTAGATGCCTACACTGAAGACAATGAAGTCCTAGTTGTCAACACATGCCCTGAGAGCAATGTTGATCCACTTTCTATGCTGTTCTGGTGGAAAGCTGTCGACCCAGGCTCGTTTAAAATGGGATCGAAGGAGTACTGGGAATCGGCGATGACTGACAACGAAATACCTCCGAACCAAGGACCAGAATCAGTAACCGACTTCATATCTCCCAAAGATATTATGCCTTACCCATGGAATCAGATGATCTAAATTCTAAGTTCTACATCGATATGTCTACAGCTCGAGCTATTCAAGTGTCGATTACGCACGTAGCGCTGGGAATCGGCGTCGGCTCGACGATCGAAGGTTTGCTTCCAAAATACTCCGAGACTTCCTCTTTGCAGCAGCAACTTTTCGAGGTCCTCGTACAGGTTGGTCTGAACGGCGCCGCCTTGAGCTCAGTAGCATCTTTTCTGCGGAACGATGACCCAACGTTCGGAATACCATTCTCAATGGCATTGTTTGAGGCTCAACCCGAATTGGCGGTACGTATTCGCTCGCTAAGCGCTGCAGCAAAAGCGATGGTTGTTCAATCCGTACAGCAAAAGGTTGCACTGAAATAAGCGGTTCGACCTTCCATTTGACACATTCAGCCATTTTGATCCACATATCGTCCAATTGTTTTAGTTTCTGTTTCGATTTGATTAAAGGAAAAAACATGCAAAATTGTGTGCAGTATAATCTTTGAAACAGTCTGCAAAAAACGTAATTGTAATTAAGGAAGTTTTTTCGGCGATCTAGTCTGTAACAGACAAATGGCTCTTGAAGATCCTGGAACATTTGGTCCAACTTTTGAACAAGCAATGTTCCTGGCTTTGGTGGAGCGATATGAGTTACTCTGTAAATGATTTGCAGCCACTTTTCGATGTATGTCTGCATGTTTAAAGATCTGAGTACTTCTCTGACAATATCTTTGTTGATAGACGTGTACGTGCCGTCGCACAACTTTTCAGCAATCCGTAGCATGTGATCGAACGGGATCTCACTCTCGAGAAGCAGAAGCTGAGATATGCGCTCGTGCCAATGATGTATCCTCTTATAGTTTGACGAGCGCTTTGGAACATCAGCACCATACATGGTTTCAAAAAAAACGCAGCCTGATTCCACAACGCCACACAAGTCACAAACACGACTCCCTGGGTAGCTGGAGTCGCTTCCAGAATAAGAGAAACAAGTTCCACCACAGCCAGCACAAAGTAAACAGTTGCGAAGATCGACTTGTTCTTTATCCAAAAGTAGATGCTCAAGATCGTTGAAAGCAAGATCCAGGAGATGTTGATCATCGTAGACGGTGCCTCCCATTCCATGCGTACTCCTTGTGGATCGACTAGAAATTGCGTGTCATTTTCCAAGCAAGTTCTTGAAAAAATGGAATTAGCTGGATGTAATGATAAATGGGTGGATGTGTTCGTCACGAAAGATAATCGTAAGTATGCACATGAATTCGACGATGTCTTTTGCTGTTCGGTACAAAGCATTCAATTCGATCCGGACACCGACGGACTGTATCCCAATGCAGCTTACGTTTCAGAAACCAGCTCTGATTGGATTCTCCCTACGTGGTCATCATTATATGGACAAGCTAGCGCTTCCACATCAGAATACAACAATATAGAAGTGGGTGATACGATTCGGATTGGCAGCACTTCTCATAAAGCACAAAGTGTGTATCATACAGTACTTGAGAAAAGACACGTTACGCACATTATTAACGCATGTAGCACAGCTTTGTCTTTGGGATTAAATCCGAGCACTAACAGTGCAATAAGTGTGCCTGCACCTGTTGATACTGCACTGCCACCACACTATGCATTATCGACCAATGGAATAGCTCACATAGCACTCCGTTTGAATTCAATAGTAAAGTGTACAAGGCTGGATGCTAGCACTCTGAAAAGGGACAGAGCTCCTCCTGGCACTGAAATTCACCTACAAGGAATAACAGTTACTAGTGCTGCTACGACTGTAGACTTGTCGAATCGTCACCTGGCGTACGTTTACTTAAAAAGCAATGCAGAAGCTTATGCTGGCGAGCAAAACGATGCAATGGGCGCAACTGAGAAGTACTTCTGGCCACTTTACAGGTGCCGGACTTGGAACGACAGTACAGCATTGGTTGCTCACCTGGATAACAGAGTGAAACAGTGCAGCGCCCTAAAATTGATTGGATATTCACTTGTTAACAAGCGGCAAGTGGGGTTAGCTCACTCTCATGAGATAATAAGTGACGATTTCCTCATACTAAGAGCTAAGGAAATCGATGGTCAAGTAATGAGTAATAACACATTTGCAAACGGAGCACTCGCTATTCTTCCCACTACCAATTCTACAGACCATTTGTACGGGACTAACGAGTACTCAAAGTACGAGCCAGGAGGCATTGTCTGTATACCTGTCACTCAGAGCACTTTGAAAGATATCACATTCGAGGTAGTCGACAGACTAGGCAAACCAGCTCATTTTGGAAGACTTCACATTTGGTTAAAGTTACTTGTTAAACATGGTTAACTTTCTAAATTAAGATAAGAAGAATGTCGGGTGTCATGGATATGGCGCAGAAATTTGGTGGAATGAGCATAAATAGCAGCGAAAGTACACCCGCTGATACAGGTCTTTCAATGGGAAAGAACCTCCATGATAGAGAGTTGAACGCGAGGACGCATTATTTTGATCCTTATGTTCCAGATCAAGGTAAAACTTTTACTAAAGGTGCTGCTGGATACGAAAATGTTCCATATTACATGAACAATTACCCTGCTCCTCCACGTAAATATGTTACACCTAGCGCAACAAAAGAGTACATGGCTGCTAGGGAGGCTATACGGCAAAACGCAAATAAAAACGGGGCAAATCGTCCGGACCCAATTACAGATCAGGAGGTTGCTTACCTCCAGTCTATGCAGGATCAGGCTGAACTAGCAGATTTTGACGTTTGGGTTAATGCAAAAATAGATCCGAAACGACCAGGTGGGCTTCCCGAACTCCTCCGTCTGTACCCCGACTTTGTAACCTCTAGAGTAAAGCAGGCTGCTACTGACTACGAATTTGCGTTGCGAAAGGAGATGATTGATCAGTGGGGAGTGCAAAGTTTCGACGACCTTTTCTTCTTGTACCTTTGCGACCAAGGTAAGATTAAGGGTCCTAGACTTGTGCGCGATAGGGCACAAGGAGGATCGGGATACGTATCTGGAGCTCTCTCGCCATTCGATGGAAATATGCAGAAGAGGATGATGGGTGTTAAATTGCCAGGCACATCCTCTTCGTATGGTGCTAGACCACAAAGTGCTGCTGAGAGATCAGAAGTTGGATGGACTATCCCCACAGAGCAGACACCATTCCCGTCTGGACGTGGTCTAAATACCTTGGCCGCAACAATGTATCCACAATCAGACTTGAAGTATCCAGAGGGGATCTGGTCTGGAGAAGAAAATACGATTGGTATGAGGACGGATACGCCGGGATTGTACGGAGAAAGTGCAGCAGCACAAGCGGCAGCAGTGCAGGCGGCTCGACAAGCGGCGGCCCAACAAGTCGCTATGCAACAAGGCTAAGCAAAATATTCTGAGTATGTTAAGTAAGTATGTCCGTCGAGGAGTTCACAACGAAGGATGCTCTGGTCAAGTTGGGTCTAGGTAAGCCAAGCGCTCGATGTTTCGTAGCAGGTGTAACTTCTGCCGCTATATTATACTTTGCAGGCTATCCGCATGAGGCGTTCAGAGAAGACGGCACAATGCGTCCATTCGCGCCCCTCACACCCGGTCCAGATGGTGTCAAAGCCAAGCATTTTCTAGTACTACCACTAAGTATCGCAGCTTGTGCATACTTTTTCACATGAGTTCAACAGTCGGTGAGTTTTTGAGAGAGAAGATGACTAATATGGGAAGATGGGTCAACACAGAGCTTGGCACAGAATTGGACGTGGACCTCGAGCAGTACGTAGCCAGACGGACGGAAACGGAGTTAGCAATGATAGCTAATCTCCTTAGTACAAACTCGACTATAATCATACACAAAGATTGGAGTGGATTATCTAGGTTGGGTGATATACCCGAGGAGTTGCAAACATGCTTCCATTCTATTCGACAGAGGCAGGACATGCACGACAAATTTTGGAAATACCTCCAATTGTTCCGTGACGTAATTTCCAATCCAACAGAATAAGAATGAGCAGTAGCAAGGACAAGGACCCTTTGAGTTTATCGGAATTGCATCCAAATGTAATTCAAGAAGTAATAGACTCAAAAAAGAAAAAACCTAGCGAGTTAGAACTGAGCAAGGAAAGTCGACTGCGAGAAAAAGAGCAACGTCTAAGAGATAAGGAGAAAAACGCAGCGACACATTTCCATGAATCAGAATCCGTGAAGCCGACCCCACCAAACCCTAGTCTTATTCTCGACAAGATTGCTGCATACCGTGAGAGGTTCCCCGAACTAAGATCTCGCAATGCAAAACTATCAGCAAAAAGTACGTACGAGGAGTTGGAGGACGAGTTGCACTACCTGGAGCTCCAGCTAGGAACGAGTAAAGATAGTAATTTGGGATGCATGCTTTTCATAGGATCGATGATGGGAATCGAATCCTTGACTGAGATTTATAACCCTCTCCAGCTGAATTTAAAGGGATTAGGTAAGATTGCTAAGGATAACGTAAATGAGTTCAGTCCTATCTTAGACGAGCTCACTATCAAGTACGGAGCGGGTCTGTACGTCCAGCCAGAGATTCGATTAGTAGTTGCTGTTGGTGCACTAATCATGACTGTACACACTGCTAATAATGGAGACTCTCGACTTGGAGACGCGATGAAACGCATGTCTAAACCAGTCAAGGCTCCCCCTGGATCCGACAAATTGTAAATTCTAACTTAATTGTAAATAATGGCTCGTGAAGGAGTGAGAGCAGGATTTGAAACTTTGTTTCATTGGGGTGGTCGCGAAATCGAAGAAGCATCAACACGAACAATAGTACAAGAGGGCACTCGAGGAACAGAACGTGCCGTTATTGATCTAACTTCAGGGGTCACAGAATCTTTAGATCGGGATGCGTTACAAACTCTTTCTAGGGGAGCAAATCACTCCGTTGCTGAGACAGCGACGCGGGAAACTGTAGAGATGGCAACACGAGCAGCAGAACACCCTAATATTCACCCGGTTACGAACCCAGTACACATTCATACAAGTCCTGGGATGTACACGAGAAATGTGTTGATGGGAACCGCGGTAGCAGTTCCTGCTATCGCTACGGCTGGAGTAGGTAGCTTTTTAGGAATTCAAGGTTATTATGATGGAAGGGAAAGGCTCGATAATTTGGGGAGCGGTATAGGGGACGGTCTCAAGAATGTAGCGAAAGGACTTGCTTCAATTCCTGAATCCCTTTTAAAGTTGTTAAAAGATTTTCATATACCCAATCCGTCGGACATTGAAACCGCTGCACTTTCTGCCGCTCATAGTGCTCACGATGTTGCAAGTGGTTTCTTTAACCCTTCTACTGAGTCGATATTGACAATCGGAGGAGTACGCCTTTAAAATAATGGAACAGGAACAATTGACTGATTCTCATCTGACAATGGCGATGCCTCTTCATTCTTTAAAACAGAAAGCAATTCTTGCACTTTAGGTGTAATTACAATTTCATAGGGAAGAGGTAGAATTTCTCGCGCTGGAGGCGGATATGTAGTTTCGTCGGCTTCTCCCCAAGTAGGTTCGTAGGCTGGCGTTTTGAAACAAACTCTTCTGAATACTCGATTTGCCATCTCGCGGTGACCTGGAACAGACATATTATATCATTCTTAAATTAGAACTTTTCTAATGGAATTTTAAAGAATGGGATTTGGAACATGGTTTTGGACTGTTACTGATTTTATACCTATTGTTGGTACGGTTGCTCGAGGTCTTCAAGCAGCTGGTTGCGCAGCTGTCGGTGATATTCATTGTTCAGTGGAGGCAGGGAAGAACATGGCTATAAACCTAACCGCCGATGTAGTTACTCCTTTAATTGGACCGGCAGCAAGAGTAGGGGGGTTTGCAGCAAAAACGGCAGGAAAGGGTGCTCTACGAGTAGGTGAAAAGCTGGTTACTCGTACTATTGCTAAAACCGGGACTGAAATTGCAGCTAAAGCTGGCGGTGAAGCAATTACAAAAGCTGCAGCTGAAACTGCAGCTAAGAAAGCTGGGAAAGCGGCTGCCAAAGCGGCTGCAAAGGAGGAAGCTGCAAAACTTGCAGCAGAAAAGAATTTGAAAAAAGAAGTATTAAAAGAAACTCTTAAAAATTTGTCAATGAAAAATGCAACCGAGGCAACTGCAGTATCAAAAGCTGCAAAAGCTGCTTCGAATGCTGCAGAAAAGCGAGTTTTGGAAGAAGAAGCAAATCAGCTTGCAAAAAAATCAATGGAATTGGCAGCAAAAACGGGTGGTGCCGTTGACAAAGAGATGAGTGAATTGGCTGGTAAGAAAGCTTTAGAACGAGCAGAAGAGAGAATGGCGGCGGAGTTTGCGGAAGATGCAGCAAAAGTAAGTGCCGAGTCTGCAAAATTAGAAAGAGCAGCTGCCGAAACAGCTGTGAAAGAAGCAGAAGAAGAGGCGGGAAAAAAGATAGCTAAAGAAGTAGCGTACGAGAATAGTACCTTGGCAAACAAGGTGTGGGATGCTGCGAAACCAAGACCAATTGATTTATTAGGAGGAGTTGCCGCTAAAGGTGCTAAAGATGCTTACCTAGCTATTCGAGGAGTATTGCAAGGTGATAAGCAGATACCTGATGATGATGATGTTCCTTCGTTTGTAGACGATGATGATGATTGGATAGATTCTATGTATTGGGGTGATAATCCTTTAAACAAAAAAACTGAAGACGATGGATCACGCGAACCTGAAGACGATGGATCACGCAGACCTGTAGTGGGAACTGAAGATAAGAAGGAGACTCAAATCAATCCTGGTGTCGACTTATCCAGTATTTGGAACTCTAAGAACAATTACTTTATAGATGATATTAATCTATACAATGCGGCCAGAAGTTTGGAACACGAAATCGAGCTAGCAGATCAAGTAAGTAATCCAGCAGGTCAGTCAAGTTATGACGATACTTCAATTCTCCTTCTATTAACATCTCTTGGATTTGCTTACTACATTGTTTCTGAATGATGAATAAAATAATGGAGAAATATGTATTGCCGACTGCACTTGGCATCGCTGCTTTCCTGTACTGGCAAACCTTACCACGAATGAAGAAGCATTCTTACATAATGGCAGCTCCGACAGTTGCTTCTGCAAGTACTGCAGCTCACACAGGAGTGATTCAGTCTCCTCCGCCTAAAATGGACAGCAGACGTAACCCACCTTCCTCTTCAGCACAAAATCAAGCGAATTCTAAAAAGGATCCGAGCGTCGCTAGCAGACCCTCTAGTCATGGAGGGGATATGGCGAGCACTGGAGATAAACAACCACAATCTACAACTAAGTCTATTGAGCAATCAAAAACTCCTCCAACATCTGACGTAAGGGTAATAGATGAACGATTCACTGGCACTCATGAAGAGTGGCTGGTTAAAGAAGGAGAGAAGGAGTACTGGCAGACGTTTGAAAACATACCTAAAGAAGCGCTCAATAAGTATAGGTATGGCTACATAGTAAGAAAGTCGAATTCGTAAATATTCTAATTAAATGACGAATCATGTTCGATTACGTTGGAGGAATGTTGATGAATTTAGGTCCATATGCGGCAGGAGCAAGTGTCACTGCTTTTCGAGGTATGATACCACTTCCACGAGCTGTAGAGGATACTCTATCAATAGCGCCACCAGCTGTTTGGACGATGGGCGCTGGCTACATGGCAGCAGCTCCGGGTGAGGACAAAGCCTGTGCTGCACTAAAAGGTTTCGCAGGTGGTACTTTGGCTGCAGTGGTACTAAACGTTATACGTTAATAATATTCTAGGACTATAATTAGCGCATGGAAGGAGGAAGATTTGTGTCCTGGGATGCCGAAAGGGAGGAAATTGTGCACGCGAAAGTAACACCAGCTATGAAAGATGTGGCACAGAGTGTGTACCTCGACTCTGGAGATTATACAGTCACAATTGATCCTATAAATCGCGATTCTTGGATCTATGACGGAGATCCAGATTTTAAGAGAAGCGCAGTAAGAGGTCTTGTTTTTGATCACGAAGCATACAAAAGAGCACTGAATTGGGAGAAATCACATCACGGTGACATCACTCCCTTTCTGCCTACCACTAGTATGTTGGATTCTGCAGAAAAGTACTCTGTGCCTATTGGATCTCGTTGTCTTGGGTGGATGGGGTACAAGCGTGATCCATCTCGCTTCGGACAATTGCCAGTTATCATGCAGCAATTGTACGATGGTACATTGATCAACAAATCTCCTGGTGATATCGAGCACGAGCAGCGCGAGTACGAACGACGCAGCGCTGCTCGACTATTCGACACTTCAGGGTACACTAGATAATTTCTCATTTCCAATTAATACATGTCACAGGAAGCTATATCTTTGATGATCATAGCAATTGTAACCCTATCGTATGCTCAATTATCTAGGCCGAAAGAGAGCAGTACGATGCTAATTCCGAGCAGGCCTAGTCAGCAGAGAGAAGTCGACGTGACGCGTTGGCGCCATGACGGCAGTCAACCAGTACTGTACACTAGGGAGGATTTTCTGGGAAATAGAGAACAATTCGAAGACTCTACAGCTGCAGGGCTGCAAGTCTTGGTGAGTTGATTGGAAGTTTGACAGAATTCACAAATTCCAACTGCAGAGTGCTCTATACACATGGGTAAGAGAAATTTGCACGGGTATACATACTATCAATGCGACTGGACTGGCTTTCCTTTAAAGGAAACAAACTGTTTTATGCCTAGTTGGACAAGTAACGACAAAGTATCAAAGAGGGGAAGCTATTGCAACTGGGAATCCGTTCTTGCTCACGCAGATTTTTTATTCAAACAAGACAAAATAAAGGAAGACGAGTTGAAGCGCATAATTGATTACGTTAAGGAACAAATGGGTGGTTCAATAAACACATCAGCTCCACATTTCATGGATTTGGAGCACTTTAAGTGCTCGATTGCGCCTGGAGAGAAGCAACGCAGCCTATCCGCACAAGACTATCACAATGAGTGCTGTTACGAAAAGGACGAGATTATTGGTGTCAAATTGAACGCTGCTGGTCAAACATTTGAAGTAAAAATTGGCACATGCAATGGAAAACGTGACTACAAGCAGCACATCCAAGAACCTTCTCGTCTGACTCACAATAGCAAAGCAGTTCCAGAACTAACATGCTTCAAATCTTATCGCAAATCTAAGATGAAAGATAAAGACATATGCGTCTTTTACTATCCCACATCTGAACATGATCTGGAACTCAACAGTGTAGCAAGCAATTTATTTAAAATGCAAATTTATGGAGACGTTCTTCTTCTGCAATGCACAAAAGAGGCATCTTTTATACCACGAGAAAGGTACATAGGCTTTTCTGTCTGCGATTTTCACGAAAACTTTTTAAAAAAACGAAAGCGTCAAGTTGAAGTTACGAAACCGTTGGAGAAAGAGGAGTACATTCAGCTGAAGACTGAGATTGAGTCTTCTTTGTCCGAGTACGAGAGGCGTGCTTCTTCTTTGTCTCAGTTGCCGACGTTTCAGAAGACGGCAAAGATGCCTCCGTTTGATGGGAAACAGTTGGCTGATCTAAAGAAGCATGAGATGAATCTTGTAGAAGTGCCTGTAGAGGGGTAAACGAGTTCTCCACATTTGTGTACTCTGTTGCATCCTGTCTATGCACTCGAATAGGAGCTGGCCTTTTAGACTGTTGCCATCCTTCCTCATCTTCTTCCCCCCACCTCGTGTTCTTTTCCACTTGATATTGTGCCGGTGCGTACACTGTCATCGGCATGTTTTCGTACGCACTGATCTTAGAATTTAAATAGTTTATGTTAAAAGTTAAAAAATTTACCTTTTTAATTGCTTCTTCTAATTCACTTATGTAGACATCTCTTACAAAATAGGGTAAGCCTTTCTCCCACAAGGTGTCGAAATAACTGTGATATTGTCCAATCACACCAACACCGTTTATGAAAAGTGCGTCTCCGGGAACACATAGTTCGTAATCAAAACTTAAAGGATATTCTGAGGATTGATCACACATGACGAATGTGGAGATGACCTGTCTGACAAAAAAGCAGAAGTTTTCTGTGGAGGATCCCGAAGTAATTAGATTAGCGAATGGTAGGTACGCTTTTAGATGTAAATGTCCTTGGCAAGGTAAAAACGGTAAAGATTTGTATGCTTACAAATTTTGCAGTTACAAAGATTGGGAGAGCTACGTTAACCAGAAAGAGAGTAACGATGAAGAAGAAACTGAGTAGAAATTTCCAGGAAAGTGACAAGAAAGCATGCCGAATCCACGGGTAGCGAATGTGAGTAGACTCCTTCATCGCACATCTCAATACACACAAGCGCAATCTCGCTATTTGCAAGGCGATATGGTGAAGCGTATCAGGGATCCGGATGTTAATATCACGACATCAAAAGTGGATTTTAAACCTCAACATACGGCGAAAACTAACCAAACATGGAAATACCAAGGAGGTCAAATATTGAGGGCTCCTTCTTTGTTGTTGAACGGGACAAAGTACGAAGACCCTAAAAATCCTGGCCAACCTCGTCGTAAGAACGAGAGCAACTTCTTCATTACAATAAATTGCAATAAAGCTCCATCTGGAGAGGATGCTGAGAGAGGCGTTAAACAAATGCAACAGATGCTTAATACTCTTGCGGACGAACGGGTACTAGCGAGATACATAAAATTCGGGCCGGTGGGACCAGAATACAGAGATGATAAGTATGTCGATGTGGTAACAGCAGTAGATTGGAAGGCAGCAGTGGAGACGGGTGACATCAAGAATCGTCTGCATTCTCATATTTGGTTGACTTTGACGCATTACAGTCAGGTCCAAATCAATCCCCAAATGCTTCAATTTGAAGCTAGCAACGCTTTTAACAAAGGACTGGCACTAGGATCGAATCTGAGAGTCACGAAGAAAATGTACGTGCATGTGAAACTGCTTCCACAGAGCGATTGGACCAATATTATGAAGCAGTATATTCACAAAGGAATGAGTAGCATACCATAGCAATAATTTCCGAGCACTCTGTAGTATGGCAAGTTCTAGTGATACGTATTCTAAACATGGATATGTAATAGCTTTAGGCGGACCAGGTGCACAAAGCAATGATTGGAATGCAAGGGCTCAGGTTTTAGGTGTTTCTCTAAATGGAGTTACTGGTGAGAAAGCTAAGGCTGATAAAGTTAAAATGGCGGCAATAGATAAGAAAATGGATTGGAGAGGTAATCCATTAGATGCTAAAATTAGAAAGGGAAAAAACAAAGGAAAAACCGCTCTTCAAGTTTTGCATGAGAGTTCTCAAGATCCAAATGCCAAGAACATTTGGACGTTTTTGGGAACGTTGAACAGCAGCAGCTTCGAAGAACAGAGCAATGACCTGTTCTTAGCATTGCCAGCGTATGGAAGAGGTAGAATAAATGTATCTGATCTCAAGAAAGAAGTTGAAAGGGCGAAGATGAACTGGAATTACAGCTGCCCATCATTTGAAGTTTGGATAGCGATGACTGGGTACGACCCAAGCAAAGCAGACGGTGGACGCACGTTTCAAAAGATGTGTCATTATTTGCTTGTCGATGGCCAATACTCTCACAATTCTTATTTTGTAGATAAATATTTTGAAGGGAGTAGTGGCGAATTGAAAAAAAGTTTAGTTGTCGAAGTGGACCCCGTAAAGGACACATGGAAACAGGCTGGCAAGAAGGGAGGTGAATATTACGCGTACGTGAGTGAAGACGCTAAGAAGATAAAAGCAAGAAAGGGTGGTTTTCTAGGGTACAATAATCAAGGTATTGATTCTGAGAAGGGAGCAGGATTTACGGATCAGAAGACGACTGGTGTTGAAGTGCCAGTTTCAATAAGACCAGGCAGCAAGGCGAATTGGTTGAGATGTCTGGGTATATCGTTCACTGGAGACGACGTGACCGGAAATTCTGTTCTTAACAAGCACGGCGTCTATGCACAGCAGTTCAGTTCTGGGACATCGAGTGGGAATGCGAATGAAGAGATACAAGGCGTCATGGCTATGGGAAATCGTATAGCTTCTATAATTGGTTTGTACTATTACGACAAGTGCAATACTGAATCTTTGAACTGGCTGAAAACCGGTGTAGTGGAAGGCAGAGAATATCACATAAGAATGAGACTTCCAAATCCGAACTACGAGAGGTCGAACACAAAGCTATACGTCAAGGAACCCTTAAATTCAGCATCAAAAGCCGAATTGAACCAAGACGAAGAAGCAGTAATTGGAACTATAAGAGGGTTTCCAGTCGATGCCATATTCAGCTACAGAGACGCGCCGCTGACTCATCTCAGCTTGCTGCTGCACCCGAACTCTGGTAAACTGGTCACTATTATTGCACCTTTCTTTGGAAGCAGGACTATTGGCTGGACAGGTACAAAGCAGGACACGGATCGTAAGTACATTAATGAAATGCTAGAGAATCAGCCGGAATTTCCACTTCATACACCTGAAGAAGACGATGGGCTCCTTTTGGGATGGAAAATGAGCAAGGCGTTATGGCTGTACCCACATGCTAGTAACGATGTCGAGTGGACTACTAGACCTTTCAAAGCAATGCCAGAGGAACAGTTCCGCCCAGGCTTCATGAACCCGCCAAGATGGTCTGGTAACAATTGGAGGGACGGAGATAGCGTTAAATCTGTAGCTGAGTTATTTGAGGACTTTTATTATTTGAGAGATCTTTTTATGAATGGAGACGCGGTTCGATCAGATAACTATGACGACAATGAGTATAATAAATTACGAAGGTACGTGCTCTTTGGTATAGAACAGCAAACTCAGGCTCAGGGAACGGATCCGACAATGAATGTGGTCGCTACAACAGCTCCCGCACAGGCAGCAGAACCTCAGAACGTGGACATAGATGCAGACGACCAAGTAGAAGAAGAGACGCCACAAACTACCTATGCGGAACCAGAAACGATGCAAGATGTGGACGATGTAACTGGTTCTGCGGGTCAGGGAAATATACTTAGGAGTGACCAGGAGTACGTTGCAATGGATTTTGGAGGTAGAGGAATAGGAGTCGCATCTCTGGAGGAAACTTTGGAGTTCGACGGCGATCTAGCAGTTGGGTCAGCGGATAAGAAACAAGCGGGTCAAAAAGTAGACGTAGCATCTAAATTTCAGGGCAAAGTACCTGTCGCACCAGGTGCAGAGAAGGCTTCGAGAGACGTCAACAAACATTACACATCTCCAGATGCACAGCCGTGGCCACATCAAGACATATACTTTCCTTCAAAGACGAAATTCAAAAAGGAAAGCGCGAATAACGACGCGATTAAGGAGTACTCTTTAAAGTATGGCACCGTTGAGAATTTGTACTTGCACTCAAGCAGCGCAAAAGTAATAACTGGTGTGGAAGTAAACTACGGTTTGGCTAAACCACCAATAACAAGTAACAAGAATTCAATACTGGACGAACGCCTTGACTTGGACACGCCTTTGTTTCGCAAAAACTTGATGCGTATACTTTTGATCTATTATCACGATAGCAGCATAGGAATAAACGGAAACGTGATTTCAGCAGCTGATAAAAGGCTTGGTATGCTGAACGGAATATTTGCATACAATAACCAAGGAGCAGAGTACAAGTTCCCTGTGTATTCGAGTAGAAGCAACACAAAACGGCTGTGGAAACCAGTGTTTTCTAAAAAACCACCGGACGGTAAAAAGTGGAGGGAATGTTTCGATTTCAATCTTCATCAAGGCCAAGACAAGAACCTACTTAGTTGCATGGACAGTGAATTGAGACAGATGCTTAATAATCACGAAATAAAAAGTGAGATGACGGTACGAGAGTGGGTCACTTCACCTTGGCACTATAGTTACCTCCCATACCAGCCCCAGAAAGCAGTGTTCGCTGACGGAGAGACGTACTCTGAGGGTTGTAGAAGATGCTCTCGCCCTTTCTTTGAGTTTGAGGAACTGTATGCTGTATACAAGCACTCTGAGCCTCTAACTCGTCACTGGCCGTCTATGTACTGGCAAAGAGACAATGACAACTGTGATCCCAGAGGTAAATTCAGCAAACAAGGAGAAGCGCCTCAACCCTTCCACTTTGATCAGTTTTGGGACAATACACAGACTCGCCCTAAAAAGGCAACTAAGGAAGTTACGAAGGGACCAGGAGTGCAAGAAGTTGTTGATCAAAACTGTCCATCAGATGAAGACTGTCAAATTGAAGACTTTGACGGCAACTGGCACAACTGGCCAACATTCAGGTTCAAGATGCCTATCTGCGAGCAGATATATCGTAATCTTGACAGAGCGAATGATACCGGATCAGTAAAACCGCTACATACGATACTTGTCAAGAAGAAGCACCCAGCTACATTTCGAAAGTACTACAACCATGTGTACGATACAGATCGAAAGTTCATGTACGAGACGTTCCCACAAGGACGTTTAACATTAAAACAAGCAAAGGTCAAGTACGGCCAGCAAGGATATAGGTTGCAAAGAGCTTCTAAATTTGGGAATTGTTGTTTGGATTGTGCAGCTGTGCTTGAGACAGCGCCGGGACTGTTTTACCGTAATTATCGTATTGTTAAGCCAAGGACTATTGTGCGTGGAAACGATAGACAAGTAACGAGCTCCCAAGACTGGTGGTTGAATATGTTGGGTAGAGTAGGAATGAACGCTTCCGGTGCTCAAGAATTTGCAGCTGAATTCTTGCACGGTGGGGACAAGAGCCTCTCAAGAATGAGGCCTGACGAGGCAATGCGTTACAAAGAAAAGTTGGACGGCGCAATGATGATGGTAAGGAATTACATAAATGAACAAAACAGGACATTGCCAGGAAACAAGACTAAATTCCTGAATCCTCCAGATATCCACGTTCAGAACGCAGTGAAGGAACCGAAGAAGAGCGAGGAGAAGACTAAAGCAGCAATAGAGAGTATACGCAAGTTGATTCTGAAGCACGATGCGAGGAAAAGGCAATTACCAAATGTGGTTAGACCAGCTGCAGTTGATTTAACGGAGGCTGAATTCGACAACCCTGCGTTTCGGGATTTACTTTACGAGATACTGCGCAAGTACGAGCATAGAGAGGCGTTTACGAGAGGCGACAATACAAAACTGTTTGATCCTAACCAGACTCGTAAAGAGTCTAGAAATGTAAAGCGCGGTGAGTACCTGAACTGTCTCGAAATTCGTCAGTGGAATCCAACAGTGTCTACTAGGTTAGGAGAATGGAAGAATAACGCAGCTGGCGTGGACGAATGGGTGCCAGCTCGGAAGTTGACTGATTACGAAACCACAGTGTACTATGCAACGCGTAAGGGGCCAAAAGGAATAGCTGTAAGCGGTGGCTCTATGCACACAACTGCCGACGGCAGAACAAAGACGTATAGTCACAGCCAATGGGCTGGCGATGGGTACATAACTGAGTGGAAACCAAGTTTTGGGCAAAGCAGCGCTTGGAAGCCTAGAGATCCTCTACCGACAGATGATGTTCAAACTAGAGAGTTGCGGCAGTCTAGATTGTTTATCACGTACTCCTTGCATAGACCAGTCACATCAGAGGAGGAGGCTAGGTTTTTAATGGAAAGGATGGCGAATGCAGCTCATATAGTTTTCGGAGACGACAGGTTTCTATCTCAGCTCCTCGTTTTCGGGCAGCGGCTCAAAGAATTTGGTACGGGTATAGTGCTGAACAAACAGAATATGCAAGGGTATTCCAACGAAAAGCTGAACTCCGACACTCTAAGCTCAGCTCATTACACGCTAATAGATGCTCCACGAAAAAAGGAGAAATTGGATACCTTCTATGCATCTGCAACAGGATCCAGCTACGTGTTTGACACATACGAGACGCACGTCGACAAGGTTGACGTAGATGGAGGAATTGAGATAGGACCAGTAATGAAGCACCCTCACTTTCACATACTAGTAACTATCAATCACTGGACGTATATTCAGATAGACTACTTCAAGATGAATCACTTTTTCGAGCTTCTTTTCCGCGGACAAGACCCTTACAATTGGTTCGAGGAAGGGTACGTTGAGAACAATTTCATGCTTATTGACGCGTCTGGCGGTCTCTTCTACACTGACAATGAGCAGCCGTACGTCGACATACGTCTCTACCCACAGGACAACTGGCAAGAAATCATAACAGCTTATGTTCGGAAAAACAGTACGCCTAGTATAAACGAAGCTATACAAAAGAAGACAGGTCCTATTTAGCACAATTAATTTTCTCATACTACCACCAGAATGGAAGAGGAACAGAACGAGCAAACTTTTGTGCCAACGGTAAATTCAATTATAAATCCTCTACATGACACACCTCCTATACTGGAAAGGAGTGATCCTTGCGATGCAACTCAACCGTTCAAGTTGCCGCCGTGTTCTTCTACAGTCGAAGTGCCGCCTTGCCCTTCTATTACAGTGCAATACAAACCTCAAGACATAATGGAGATGATAGCAATTAGTGCAATCTTCGGAGCTGGACTTGCTCTCGCATTCAAGTACGCATTTTCCAAGTCCGATTTGAATGCCTGAAACGAGCTTCTTTATATGCCTTTCTACGAGCGACACTTTTGAAGGGGAAGAGTACACAAAGCAAGCGGGACGAATGTCGAACATCTTCACAGAGATATTCACTAATTCAGAGAAGATTCTTCTTCTCACACACAAAGCACCATTGACAGGTTGCCACACTGAGCTCGATGTATCACAGGACGAGACCGGACTGAAATGTGCGGCTGTTGTCGACTTCACTTCGAGCAAGAAAGTGACAATCGATAAGACGAAACTTAGCAAAATGCTGAAAGCAGAGGGAAAATGGTCGAACATGAAAGTAGAGAAAAAGGTAGTTCCAGAAGAACCGGAACCTCCATTAGCTTAAGATCCCGTACGTGATGTGTCCGACAGTGCGACAGTCGAGGCAGATCTGCTCCGATTCACTTGCCATGTTAGTACAGCGATTCCCATCACAATCGGTGTTCATGCAACGATGTGTCCGAACTCGCACTTCTAAAGGTTGATCATCTTCATTAAAAAAGTTTAAGACCTCCTAAAACGTTGCCCAAAAATGGAGAAAGTTTGAGTTTGGTGTAGTGTGTGTGCGTGTGTGCGTGCGTTTGTATGTGCTCGCAATTCGATGGATCTAACTTATACTCACCTCCTCTTCTTCATCGTCTTCGTCATCAGTGCACTCAGCCTCGCCTACCACGAATCGGTTAAAAGCCCTCCGCTTTATAGGACGATTTTCGCTTGGCCCGTTGGAACTGTTCAGTCCCAGCGTCACATCCGCAAGCGGATTCGAACTCGGGTCACGCCGATTCGGAGACGGGCCATTTGCACACTCGGACAGCTCCTCGTCCACAAAGCAACGTGTTCGCTTAGCAGTGCTTACTCCGCTCGAGAAAGAGCTATTGCTGTTTCGAAGAGTTGGAGAAGCAGCAATCGAACCTACCACAGAACTAGCATTCCGAATTGGAGAGCTTGGACAGTCAAGCACTTCACCCATACCCCCGTTATGGAAGTAGTCTTCAAGCCAAGGCGGTTGGTGCACGTCGACGTGGATATCGTTCTCAGCGTTGCGCATTTTGAAAGGAATCTTCTTGTAGACGGGAGGAAGACTTTCGATGTCTGGAAAGTGGTAGCTGTAGTACTCACGAAGCGTAGCTGGATCGAACATACTGTATATGTCTTCAAATCCCATCTCTTCGTTTTCCTGCTCGATTGCAGTGATGATATTGCAGTACGTAGAAGGACCTCCGACGTCCATCAAATTCGTTCCACCGCAATAATTCGAGAAGTTGCACTCCCTTATTGCACGGTAACCAAACCATCCTTTATTGTTTGATCCAGTTGCTGACTCAAAGAAGTTGTAGGAACCAACTTCTTTGTTTGCTGAGTTGATTTCGATCTTTTCGTAGTCAATATCAACTCGAGTTGCTTTGTCCACGCTTGAAATTATATCCTGAAACTTGGTCGTCTTGAAAAAGACAGCCTTGTACTCCTTCAGCATATCATCCACGAGCTCGTTCTCTGTAAGTGGAACTTTAGTAGAAGAGTTCGTAACGTCGTCGTGCACTATGTTCGCGATGGGCCAAGTATTTGAGCTGCAGCAGTAAAAGTGGCATTTACCTTTCATTGCAAAATCGGATTCCTCGACAGCACGGTAGATCTCGTTTATACTGAAATGAATGCCAAGAACCTTTTTAATGACCGACACGGCACAATCCATTCGAAAAGCGTAATACCGAATCGTCGTGTTGAAGATGGGCGCGTTGGGAGTACACTGAGTTCGGTAGTTGTGCCAGAAGAATACCTCGTCCTCCTTCACGTTCAAAGGACTGGACCGAGTGCTCAGTACTTTGTCAATAGCAAGCACTAGCTGGTCAAGAATGGACTGGTGATTGTTGAACTCGTAGGTGGACCGAGTCACAGACTTTACCATCCATACAAAGACCTCTTTCTGCTCCATTTCACCAGCTTGGAACATGAAGTTCACGATGAGCATGAAATAGAGAAGAATGCCCCACATGTTGGCGGACCGATCACGCTTACGGCAGATAGCTGCACCCATGAAAGAAGCGCAATCGACAATTGCCTCTTTGTCCAGCTTACCTTTCCAAAGAATCGACGCAAAGTCTATCGTCAGTGCGGAGAGCAGCTCGCGAAGAAGCAACCATTGATTGTAAAGGCCAGGGTCGTCACTTTCCTCTTCATTTTTTAGAGCTGTGAACTGAATGAGCAGAGAACGTTGCCAGAACGAAGCGTCCGTCTCGTTGACAAGGTTATTAGACTGTATTTTCCAAGGAGATAGTAGTGTCAGATGGCGAGATCAAGCGGGTACAGACCAAAGAAGAAAGACATCGAAGAAGTGTCTAAGCTGAGAAAGGAGCTGTCAAAACTAAAGTACCACCAGTGGCAAAAAGCGACGCATATTATGCAGAAGATAACTGTTCTGACTGGAGATTGGGCAGGTCCATCTGGAGGCTTGATTGAGCCGAGGGCGTGTAAATACTGTCAGTATTACGGACATACACGTCAGTATTGTAAGCAGAGAGAAAGAGACGAAAAGTTAGAAATAGAAAACGAAATTGCAAAGGATAAGAAGTGGAGAGAAGATCAGCAAAAGAAAGCAGAGTCTGCACCGAAAATAAAGAATGGACAAGGTGACTACTTTGATTCAATAGGGTGGGCTTGGGTGAGAGATGAGTACGTTGGACCGCTTCCTGCATGTGAGGAGGGAGAAGGGGACGGGCTGTACATGATTAAGAATGGAGTTACCGTGAAAAAGAAGCAGGAATGAGGTCGGCGAACTTTTCCAGTGACGGCGCGAGTCGTACGCTCAGATACGCCACGAAAGAGTTGTTGGAGTGTCTTTGATTCTGGACCTGTGACGAGGTCGTCGATTGCTACACTCATGTCCTGCTGCTGATTCAAACGCTCGTAGATGGCTGGTTTCGTAGCGTCAGCAGTCCACGGCCCTCTTGTCATGAAACCGAGCATATCGTTGACTACAATCATAGCCTGTGATTTGCCAGTATTCCCTTCCGGACTGTATATCCACGGAATAGGGAATATCTTGCCTAGACCGTGCTCACCATGCGTGATCTTCGTGTAGTAAAGACCCATCACTCCAGCACAAAAAACAGCCTTGGCTGGCATTGTGTTGTTCTGAAAGAAAGATGGAGAAAGATGATTCCAGTAGTTGTGGCCGATCACATAGCGCACGTGGTCCTGTGGTATAATAATGTTCCTAGGGTAGTCGATCTTCGGAAGAGGAAGAGCACTGTTTATAAAAAAGTGAGGAACAATGCAGACATTTGCTTTCTCTAAAGTCTGTAAAGTTCTCCCCTTGAAAACGAGGTTGCCAGTGACGAACTCGTCGTTGTGCTGCCTTCCAAAGCGAACAATGCATTTGCTGAGTGGTGCCATTGGCTGGTCGGCAACCCAGCATGAAAGCATGTCTGCGTTCAAAGACGTAGCGACGAGATAGGAATGGAAACTTTGGAAAACAGCTTTCACATCGGCAGTACTACGCAGCTTTCCCCACTGGACAAGTACCTCCACATCGAGGAATCCGTACTCGTCGAGGTTGGGAGTACGATTTGAGTCTTCAGCAGACATGAAGTAAGCAGACTTTTTGCCATCTTCGAGGTTGCCTTCAATGTGAACTCTGCATATGATTGCATGCCACGGAAGATCGGCGCCGTCCTCCACAAACTGGTACTGCCTGTAGTACTTCTCAAAAGTAAAGTTGCAGACTGGAATCCAGGAAGGCTCGTTGTTCTTGGAGAGGTGCATGTACGCCATGCAAGACCCCTTTGGCTCGAGTTGCCATCGCTGCTGAATGTTCGGTCCTGTGGGAACAATACCCTGTACTGCTTCGTCAAGCTCTTGTCGAACATCTTCTTCTTGCTCTTCTTGCTCTTCTTGCTCTTCTTGCGCAAAATGATCTTTCCACACTGGCCAGCAGTTCCCATCATTCCTTGTCTGGAAGAACAACTTTGACTTCAAGACAGCATCGTCCACCATGACCTTCTGCCACTCTACAAAGCGGTTAGTGGAACGATTTATTTCTCCAAGACTTATTGAAACGCATTCGTCTGTCGCCTTGTGGCGACGTGGATCATAAACATGAAGCTCACCCCGCTTCTGCATCCTGATGGAAAAGGCATAATGAATTTCACCAGGCTCAGTCTCATTTCCATCCTGGTCCAAAGAGAAACCACTGGGGAACAATGTGCCAATGAAACACACTGACCAAGCCCAGATCCGAGCGTTTGTGATCTCGTAGTAACGGCCGTCAGGTGCTTGTACCATTTGCTTGTCTTTGGATCTGTGCTTTATCGTAAAACTGTCATACTCTTCTGGAGCTGGACGAACAGTGATACCTTGAAGGTCGGCTTGCGAAGCGGGTTTCAATTGTGCATACTGAATCGCATCCAGTCTTATCTGTTCGTCTTGCGTGTCCTCATTTTCAAAGAATGCTCTTTCCAAAGACACTGCTTCTAGCAAAGACGTCTTTGGCGCTTGACTGGAAAAAGCATTCAGGAACGCCTCTTTGATAAGAGGTTCAAAGTAGGATCTTTCTTCACAATCGTGAAGAAAGCTGTACGTTTCGCGGTCCTTGCACTGTGTCTTGTAAGCTCTTTCGAAAGAAAAAGAATTGCCTGGTACGTCAATGCCGAACACCTGGCTGGTTCCCCACTGACCGCGTCGAGTGTTCGATCGACCGGCATCAGTACGAGTGGTTCGATTGGGTCTCGCCCTGCACCTCTTATTCATATGAGCATCGCGAGACCCTGACGACGCGTTCCCGACCATTGGAATCTGTAGAGAAAGAATCTGGACAGCTGGGGTGAGTATAAACTCTTATACTCACCCCGAAAAAGTTTATACTCCCTCACTCGTCTCCAGAGACGCACCCCCCCTCATTACGTGATTATACTCCTTTTACTCCTTATACTCATTTACTCACCCTTTTATATTTTTAATTTTTTTTTTTAAAAAAAAATATAAAATATAAAAGGGTGAGTATAAGACTATAAGGAGTAAAAGGAGTATAATCACGTAATGAGGGGGGGTGCGTCTCCGGAAGCAAGTGAGGGAGTATAAACTTTTCGGGGTGAGTATAAGAGTTTATACTCACCCCCCCCGACCAACCAGCCCACCGGAAGACATGAGTGCGAACAGTGATCCTTTCAAGGTCGGAAGCGGGTTTCAATTGCGCATACTGAATCGCATCCAGTCTTATCTGTTCGTCTTGCGTGTCTTCATTTTCATTCCGAAGACACTGCTTCTAGCAAAGACGTCTTTGGCGCTTGAGTGGAAAAAGCATTCAGGAACGCCTTTTCGATAAGAGGTTCAAAGTAGGATCTTTCTTCACAATCGTGAAGAAAGCTGTACGTTTTGCGGTCCTTGCACTGTGTCTTGTAAGCTCTTTCGAAAGAAAAAGCATTGCCTGGTACGTCAATGTCGAACACCTGGCAAAGACGTCTTTGGCGCTTGAGTGGAAAAAACATTCAGGAACGATCGACCGGCATCAGTACGAGTCGTCTCGCCCTGCACCTCTTATTCATATGAGAATCACGAGACTCGAAAGAAAAAGCATTGCCTGGTACGTCAATGCCGAACACCTGGCAAAGACGTCTTTGGCGCTTGAGTGGAAAAAATATTCAGGAACGATCGACCGGCATCAGTACGCGTCGTCTCGCCCTGCACCTCTTATTCATATGAGAATCACGAGACCCTGACGACGCGTTCCCGACCATTGGAATCTGTAGAGAAAGAATCTGGACAGCTGGGGTGAGTATAAACTGTGATTTCGTGATTATACTCCTTATACTCCCTCCTTTGCCTCCAGAGACGCACCCCCCCTCATTACGTGATTATACTCCTTTTACTCCTTATACT